GGAGCTGGCCGTGGCCTGGACCCTGGTCTCCCGTATCGACTCCATGCCTATCTCCTATCAGCGTGAAGCCCGGCAGGAACTGGCGAAGATGCTCGGGTACTATCCGCAGGGAGCCGACGGGGTGAACGTCGGAGTTCAAGTCATTCTCAACGGGGAGCTAACCGATGGCTGAGGCAAGGACGAAGACGGTGACATTGACGCCCGGGGAGCTGATAGGCTACAAGCCTACCGTCTTCCAGCGCGACTTTCACCGTATCCGTCGGCAGCAGACCTATACGACCTTCGTCGCTCACCGCCGCTTCGGAAAGACGGAGGCGTGTCTGGCGGAGCTGATTATCGGGTGTCTGACCTGCAAGCTCCCCGCCCCCAATTTCAAGTACATAGCGCCGACGCTGAAGCAGGCCAAGGAGATCGCCTGGTCCCCGCTGATGAAGATGATCTCTCGCATGCGGAGAAATGGAGCCCGTGGCATAGAGGTCTCCCGGACGGATGCCCGCGTCGTCTTTGAGTGCGCGGTGAGCGCCCCGGCGGTATTGCAGTTCTCCGGCCTGGAGGAACCCGACAATCTTCGCGGTGGTTACGATGACGGGATGATCGTGGACGAGGCCGCCAGCATGAAGCCCGAGATATGGGGCGAGGTTCTGGTTCCCCGGCTCGCGGATCGGGATGGCTGGGCTGTCCTGACCGGTACGGTGAAGTGCATGGACCAGCTCTACGACTTCCATTCCTATGGCAACCCGGAGAGCGACAAGTACAGCCCCCACTGGGCCAGCATATACCTGCCCATCGGGGTGACGCGGGGGCAGCTCCCATGGCTCGATGACGACAAGTTGGAGAAGCTCGCCGCCGGCATGGGCGGGACCGACTCCATCGCCTGGCGTCAGGAAATGGATCTGGATTGGCTGGCGAATGACGGCAATCTGCTGATCCCCCTCTCGGCCGTGAACGAGGCCATGCGGCGGGTCGTGGCCGAGGAGGATTATCGTCGGAGCGCGAACGTGCTGGGCGTGGATACCTCTTCCCATGGGGTGGACAAGACGGCCATGGTTCGGCGTCAGGGCCGGGTGGTCTTTCCCAAAAAGCTCTTCGGCGACGTGGACAGCCTCTACCTCGCCAATCAGATCGTGCTGGAGCACCGGGCGCATAGCCTCGATGCCGTCTTCGTGGATTGCACGGGGGGCTATGGCATGGGCGTCGTGGATAACCTCCGCAACATGGTGGGCGACGAGCTAACCATCTATGAGATCAATTTCAGCAGCAAGGCCAACGATGCCGAGCACTATCTGAATAAGCGGGCGGAGATGTGGGACTCTATCGCCAGGTGGCTTCCGACGGGGGTTCTGCCCAAGGACGAGCTTCTTTGCAAGGATCTCACGAACGTCCGCTACGAGATCGAGCGCGGGCGGCTGAAGCTGGAAGACAAGAAGCTCGTCCGGCAGCGCCTGGGGCGGAGCCCGGATACGGCCGATGCTCTGGCGTTGACCTTTGCTTACCCCGTGGTCAGCAGCACCGCTCCCGAGTATGTAGGCAGCGGCCGGAAGATGTACGCGAAAGACGACTTTCAACTGTAGGAGGCGTGATATGGGATCCTCACCTAAGAAACCAAAGGCTCAGCCGGTACCTCCGATCCCGGAGCCGGTGAAATACACGGATGCCGAGCGGGCGAAGACCCGGTCGGATGCGAGCGCGGCCGCCGCGAAGCGATACGGCGTGTCCGGGACGAATGTCACGGGTGGGCTTCTCGGCGACGAGAACGCCCAGACGAAGAAAAAGACTCTCGGGGGCCAGTAATGGATAGTGCGCTGGGACGGATACGCAAACATTTCGCGCAGCTTCGCCAGGAGCGCAACTCCTGGGAGCCCTACTGGCGCGACGTGAAGGAGTATATATCTCCAAAGCGCGGTCGTTTCCTCACGTCGTCAAGCTCCAGCGAGGTGAACCGGGGCGACCAGGGGACGGACCGCCGGATCAACGCCGTGGCGTCCCGGGCGCTGTCCATCCTGGCGTCTGGCATGCAGAGCGGGTTGACGTCCAAGGCGCGGCAATGGTTCCTGCTGGCGCACCCTGACCCCGATATGGGCCGCTACCAGCCCGTCCGGGCCTGGTACGACAAGGTCCAGGAGGTTCTGGAGGGGATCTATCGCCGCAGCAACGTCTATTCCGCGCTGCTGCACACTTATTTTGAGATGGCTGGCTTTGGGAACGGGGCGATGTCCGTGCTCTCGCACCCGGATCATGTCATCTACTGCCGGCCCTTTACCACGGGCACCTACTACATGTCCACCGACCAATGGTTCGAGGTGGACGCGTTCTATTACCTGGAGTATCTGACCGCCCACCAGCTGGAGATGGCCTATGGGAAGGGGAGCCTCCCCTCCACCGTGCTGCAAGCCCTGGAGTCCGGCCAGCCCGATACCCGGTTCGAGATGGTGAACGCGGTAATGCGGCACCCCGAGCGCTTCGGGGTGAAGGGCAAGGAGGGTTTTGACATTGCCAGCGTTCACTTCCTCGCCAAGGGCCAGGACGAGGACAAGTTCCTCCGGGTATCCGGCTATCACTCCTTCCCGGTCATGACGCCCCGCTGGGATGTCATCGACGCGGATGTCTATGGCACGCCCCCGACGCAGGACATCATGGGGGACGTGAAGATGCTGCAACGCATGGAGGCCGATGGGCTGAAGGGTATCGCCAAGGGGGTGACGCCCCCGATGCGGATACCGCCTGAATTGGAGCGCCGGGGGCTCAATATGCAGCCCGGGGCGTTGAACGTGGTCTCCAGCATGAACGAGTACGCCGTGGCCCCCCTGGTGACCGTGCAGACGAATGTCCAGCAGCTGCAAATGAAGATCGACCGCGTCGTGGCGGACATAAAGGACGGGCTGTATAACAGCCTCTTCCTGGCTCTGCTGACCCAGGACAACCCGCAAATGACGGCTCGCGAGGTGGCGGAGCGGCATGAGGAAAAACTGCTAATGCTGGGGCCCGTGCTGGAGCGCATTCACTACGAGCTTCTCGACCCGCTGATTAGCCGGACCTTCCTCCTGGCTTCCGACGCGGGGCTGATCCCGCCTCCGCCTCCCGGCGTGGATCTGGGGCCGACGCAGATCGAGTACGTGTCAATCCTGTCCCAGGCCCAGAAGGCCGTCGGGGTGAACCGGATCGAGCAGTCCATCCAGCTCCTCGGGAATATGGTGGCCGTCTATCCCGAGGTCCGGCACGCGCTGGACCCGCTGAAGACCTACAAGGAATACAACAACATGATTGGAGTCCGCGCTGGGATCTTCAACTCCGACGAGGACTATGACAGCGCGGTGGCGGCGGAGCGCGAGCAGCAGGCGATGGCCCAGAGCGCCGCCGTGGCGGAGCCGCTGGCGAACTCGGCCAAGGTGCTCAACGACGTGGATCCGGCCAACGTGCAGAGCCTGCTGGCCGGCGGGGCGGGAGGGCTGGTATTGTGACGACCCTCTCGCAGATGCATTATCGCAACGCCCTGGAGGTCATGCTGAGCAACCCGACGACCCGGGTGCTGCTATGGCGGCTGATCGTGGAAGACTGCAAGGTCTTCGTCGAGGACTTCCCGATGAACGCGGCGGTTTATTGCCTTAACGCGAAGCAGGAGATAGGCAAACGCCTTCTTTCGGATGCCAAGGCCGTGTCGCCCGAGATGGTTTTCAAGGCCGAGCAGGAGTACAACGATCTGATGAACCTGAACCAGACAAGCAACCAAGGAGAAGAAGATGGCAGATGAAACGACCGCGACGGTTCCGGCGGCGGGTGACACCGCGACAGCTGGCGAGCAGGACCAGTCGTTGCTGAGTCCCCAGGTGGCCCCGGATACGGGTTCCCCGGAGGCCCCGGCAAGCGCCGCCGAGACGCCCAAGGGCGATGATGATGCGCCGTTGCTGTCCCCCGAAGGGGACAAGAAGGACGACCCCGTGGGGGCTCCAGAGCAATATGCGGACTTCACGCTCCCCGAGGGCTTCAGTCTGGACGGCGAGGACCGTGAAGCAGCTACGACGCTTTTCAAGGACTTGGACCTCCCCCAGGAC